AAGAGCAGTCTGAATAATACTTCCCCTTATATGGAGTATATACATATGGTCGTAACGACTGATTATATGAGTTCCGACCTAGAATAGTTTTATATGTGTCATGAAACTTTTTTCGTCCAGAATCAGTAATTTTTTTTAATCGTCTTACTGCAATAACTCCCTTATGTTTTCCGTTTGGAGCAATGCTTTTGTATCTGCTTTCAAGATATGTATACATATTTTTAGTAGACGGTGTTCCTGATCCATGACCACACAATGTAATATCTTTTTCAGTTACTGCCATAATAGTTTCCTCCTTCCTATGTTAATTCATGATTACACCATTTCTTATAAACTTCTTTTGTGTCGTTTCTAATAAAAGTCATTATAATAATTTTCTTTTCACATTTAGGACTATAACTCGTATATACATCCACTGGATAAACATTAGAGTCGATGTAAAAAGTTTGTTGATCTCGATTATATATACGAACAACTTCTTTTTCAGTGTAATTTCTTGGTTTTAAATTACTTTCAATTATCATTCCTTTTTATCCCTCAATTGAATAACGTAAAAAATAGGGATTACAACATTGAATAGTGATATGTCATAATCCCTTATTTAAAAATCACTATTCAACATTACTTTCAGCCTCATTTTCGACTTTTGTAACAATATCTTTTTTGACAGATTTAACCTCTGTCTTTTTATTTTCTTTCTTAATAACTTGTGCTTTTGCCTTCATGATAGAGTCAATAGAATTCTTATAACTTTCGCCAAAGTATTCTTTCCTGCTTAAATCTAATTTTTCTAATTTTGCTTTTGCTTCAATATCTGTCATGCGTCCATCTTCAAAAGCAGAAGTCACTTCGTCAATTTCATGGCAATTATCTGAGCACCAACAAAAATACCATGTTGGCTTCAAACGATCTTCTGGATTACAAACTGGACAAAATGAATAAGTTTTACCGCAAAGCACACAAGTTCTCAATTCTTTCTTTGCCATTGTTCCTCCTTGTAAGAATAGGGCAGTAATTTAACTGCCCTACGTGTCCTTATAATTCGATGTCGTCCTCTTCCTCATCAATGTAATAAATAGAGAAAAGTTCTGCATCTGTAGAGCAAGCATTTAACATCATAGAACCCTTATAGTCCATTGTCTGAGAATCACCACCCTGTAATGCAAGAGTAAATTCAGGACTTGGCATAAATGAAGGAATGTGAATGATTGCTGCCTTTAATACATCAGTTTCGCACTTATCTACGACAAGTGCCTTAAAGAATAATTCATGAGACTTAGGGAACTTCTTACCAGAATTTGTAATCTTTGCTCCGCTCTTGATTGTCTTCTTATACTTAACAATATACTGAGTCTCACCTTCTGCTGTAGGCGGTGTTAAAACATCACTCGCAGGAGTTGTTACATGCTGATCTCCTGGATCTTTTACCTCATCAGT